TTTCGCCATCGTTATGTATTCAGCCCTATCTTCGGTACTTAGACCAGATAGATCTGGTCCAGCATTAGGGAACTTAGTTTGGATTTGAGTTTCATAATCGTTAATAAACTTTTTGAGATCTTTAACAATATCTTTCATTTCTTTAGCTTTCGTAACTTTCATAAAATGGGGTTCTGTTCCCGAAATCAGACCACCAAAGAAACCACCAACCCCAGCTGAAGATGAAAGACAACAAAGCGCAAGTACGACAAGAGCCATATTATAATAGGTGTAGAATATAATGTGACTGAGATATCCCTTACGATTACTTAGCCAACCCCTTCTTTTTCAGAGTGTTCTTAAGTTCAGCCATGAGTTTGGCACGCTTGTTGTTTAGCACAGGCTTCTTCGGTGGCATCGGTGGAGGCGGAGGTACGCGCCCACCTTGGGGTGCAGGCGCGACAACAGTTTGGCAAATGCGAATAACCTTTTGTGCATTCTTCACACTGTTCTCAAAGTTTGTGGTAATCTTCGATCGAAGTTCCCTGGCAGTGAGCTTCACACGTTTGCCCTGAACATTTTTGGTGACACGGAGACCCAACTTCTTCGCCTTGTTTTTGAGCTCCTTGTATTGCATTTATTAATAGATGAGAAAATCGTAGAATGTCTTGATATCACCGGTGTTTATCAAATGTACAAAATCAAATTCAGACTTTGAAAAGTAAAGTGGATTTGGAAAAGCTGTCGTCAAAGCTCGATCTATAGTTATACCAATCTCATCCAAGTATAACAACATCTTCACTATGACATCATCTTCTACATTTCCGAATGACATCCTAAATTTACCAACCGAAAATTCATACGTGTTATCATGGTTTCGGTTGAGAATATGTCTTTTGATCCAGTGTTCGACATCATTTCCAGGCTCTCTACCGATACGATTTGTGTGCCTCGTGTAATCCATCAAATCTCTTAAACCGTGAGCAATCTTTTTAAGAAATTCAATCTTGTCTTTCAACATACTTTCTACGATTAAAAAAAGTCATCTGTTCGGTACATCTTCACATCAAAATCTCCGGTTTTACCTGTGACAGTAACCGATTCATTTCCGTATAGTTCTTGACAGCCGATGTCTTCCATACAATCACGCGTGTCGTGGCTCACAGGAATGGGGTACAGATTGTCACCACCGGTCGTGGTGTAATAGTGGTAACGGTCCCTACGTCCACGAACTTCTTTACCGTATAGTGGGAGTGTTTCTTCACCTTCACCAACGAGGATACCCATCTGCTGCATACGCCCGGGCTTATACTGCTTGATTGGTGGCCCCCTGAACTCGGGTTCGTACCTAACTTCTCGCGTTGGGGGAATGCGCGGGGGAGGTACGACGACTGGAACTTCAACGGGGACTTCTACAACATTAGGGTTGCACCACATGTAGCCTACTGCGATGACGAGTACAACGAGAACCACCCACATGAGTTGCGTTTTAGTCTTATTCTTCATATACTATACACCAAGAGATTTACTTCTTGTTGATCATCTTAACCTTCTTGGCATTCTTGTTCGCATTGAGCTTCGCCTGTGTCGCCTTCATCTTGGCAACAGCCCTGTTGAGGTTGGTGGGGGTCTTCTTGTTGACTGGGACTGGGGTCTTCTTGGGTGTGGCATTACGCACACCGGGTTTCAACTTCTTCACCTGCTTCTTGTGTTCCTTCTTGAGCTTCTGCATAATCTTGGACGTGGACATTTTACTATAGTTAAGGAAAATCTTTCAGATAAAGACATGAAGATATTAGCCATAGATATCGGGTACCATAACATGGGTTTGGTACTCGCCGATTCAAGGGCGGGTCCAAAAATCAGGGTTGAATACGTAAAAAAAGTCAGTCTCTCAGACTATAAGTATGTATATTCTAATGACATCGTGGATCTAGTTCCTTTATTTGTTGAAGATCATAGAGACCTATTCGACTCGGCTGAAAAAATATTAATCGAGAGACAACCTCCAGGTGGTTTTACAAATGTTGAAATTCTATTACACTACATGTTCAAGGATAAGGTGTCTTTAATTTCACCCGTGAGCATGCATACACATTTTGGAATGAGGCATTTAAACTATGATCAGAGGAAGGAGAGAACCGTGTCCATCGCGGAAAAATACATCGAGGATGAAATACCATACGAGAGAAAGCATGATATAGCTGACGCCCTCTGTATGATTGTGTACCACAATTTTAGGAATACAGTTCATTTCTTCGACACGTTTAAATTTTCTTCATCTACAATAAATGCCAACCACCAAGCAGATTCAGAACGCCAAAAAGAAACTCAAGGTGACCCCCAAGCCAAAGGGGAATACTCCAAAACTCCCCAACAAATTGACTTACATCGTCATTTCTGCTGATCCCAAGGTCAAACGAGACCGCGAGTTTCTCAAGACTGCCATGGAATTTATTCGGAAATCTCCTGCGCCAAAATAAGTAGAGCATTCGTGACATTCTCAAACATATCGAAAATATCACCCGTGTTTCGACGCTTGATACACTCCTGTAGTTTTTCGATATTGTAGTCGAATGATTCCGTCTTTTCTTTCATATTTTTTTCGAGTTTTTCGATGTTAGCATCCACCTCCTTGATTGCATTTTCAACATTTTCATCGAGGTTGGTGAGTTGGTTCTCGTAATGTTTTTTCTGTTTTGTGAGAATGTCTCGTTTTAGTTCAGACGTCGTTCTTTCAAGTTGGATATTCACACGAGCAAGACGTTCCTCGAGATACTCGAGATTTGAGGCGTACGATGTTTTGCAAGCCTCCTTGATCGCATTCAGACGACGAATTTCAACCTCCATTATATCTTATTTGGGTGTGCTACCTTTAATTAATTTGTTCAGATCCTTTGTGAATGCGTCAAAATATCCTAGTCGGTATTGGACAAATGCCCAGAGTGCGAAAAATAATGTCTTAGTCAGTTTGTTCAGTTCATTCTCTTCCATCTTGTAAATGGGTCCTACGACACGACCCATGAAAGTCTTTTCTTTATCTCTCCCGGTAACGTACATCTCCGCCTGTGTTAAAGCGCACGTGTCATCATTGACTGACCAATGGTAAAAGATGAATGGAATGATCATCGAATAAAACTCTAGATTTCTTCTGTTGTTTGTGAAAGGTACGATAAGGATCCATAAGAGAAAAATGAGATGAATGAGGAATATTATGTTCATCTATTATAAGATGACTGAAGAAATTAATATGAAAGAAATGTGGAACGAATATCACGAATCTGTATTGAGGCAGTGGGGTGAAGCGGCCGCTTGCTATAGATACATGCACCACCGGTCGTTTCTACTTTACAAGAAATTGAGTATGCGTTTTAATTTACCCGTAATCGTACTTTCCACAATCACCGGTACAGCGAACTTTGCACAATCGTCTTTTCCTGCGAGTATGAGAAGCACAGTTCCCGCTATTATCGGTGGTATGAACTTGGTAGCAGGTCTTATCGCTACTATCATGCAGTTTCTCAAGATTAACGAACTCATGGAAAATCATAGAACAGCTGCCCTCACACACGGAAGTCTTTCTAGGAATATTCGGCTCCAGTTGTCTCTTCCACGTGAAGAGCGGAAAAAGGAGGGTCTGAAGTTTGTTGAAGAATGCAAAGCTGAATATGATCGTCTCATAGAACAGTCTCCACCCATTCCCAAAGACATTCTATTAAACTTCGAAAAAGAGTATCCCTTCGATGGTGTGTTTACCAAACCAGAGATTTTGGATGTACGCCCAATACCTGGTATAAAATTACCAAAGACGGTGGAACCCATACGAGCCATCACGAAAGATACCCCCTTCGAAGGTGTCGGAGAGTTGTTTAGTCCCGATGAAGAGGAAGAGGAAGAGGAAGAGGAAGAGGAAGAAGAGACAGACGTCGAGCAAGGTACACCAAAAGAATAAACATGATGGTGTTGGTCACGACACTACACGCAACGTATGGTATAATTTTCCATTTTAAAGGTTCTACGATACGTTTATGAAGTGCGTCATTCTCGAGCACCAAATCTATGGCCTGATTAGTAAGATCGTCAATGGATTCTTTCATTAAAGTAGTCGAGCAAAAAAAAGATCCCATTGTGACGACAATTCACACGAAACAAATTGAACTCATCAGACGTTATATACGAGAAGGGAAGAACGTCTTCATATGTGGTGCTACTGGTGTCGGGAAGTCCTATGTGTTACAAGCTGCCCTCCATGGGCTCAATCATGTGGAGTTACAGAGTGAACATCTGAAAAGTAAATCCCTATTCTTACCGTTCATACGACCATCAACGAAACATGTTTTCATAGAAGATTACGATCCCATCTTCAAACCAATCATCGAACGTGTATCTGATGGTGATCGTGTGTCTCGTGGATCTCTTCTCGTCGCGACAACAAATATGTGTATGTATCCAAAGTTTGAGACTGTGTTTATCCCTAAACATAAACCCGATGTTCTCATGACTTTGACGGATGAACGTGGACCTCGGGTGGAAAGTGCAGCTGTGAGATCAAATGGAAACATTCGCAACTTCTTCACGTACCTCGAGGGTTACGACGAAATGGACAATTTTAAAAGTCCCAAAGAGTTTATCGCTGATGTTCTGTCTGACCCTCGACCAATTCAGATACGAGATAGTGTCGCTGAACATGGTCACATGTGGGATGTATTTCAGGAGAATTACTTAAACTCGGAAGGTGTGGATATCATCAGAGTATCTCGATCCTTTTCTGATGCTGACATGTACGACAATTTTATGTACGCACATGGTGAATGGAACCTCATGCCGTACTTTGTTTTACACGCTCTCACAATTCCCAAGAGTTCACTAGGTGAACCACTCGATAGGGATAAGATTAGAGCTGGAAGTTGTTGGACGAAGTTTGGAAACTATAAGATGCGTAAACAAAAGTATGAAGAGATTAAGAAAAAGTCGCGGTTAGGTCTGGGTATAGAGGAATTGGGACTATTAAAAAAATATGCTGAAAATGGAAACTTGGAACCTATGCTAAACTATAAAATCACTCCACAAGATTTTGATGTCATCAATCATCTCGCTGTTGGAAATGGCTTAAAATCGAGGGACGTCACAAGAGTAAAGAAGGCACTCAAGCATGCCTACGAACGAGGAAGAGAATGAAACTGAGGAATGTGTCAAGGTGATTGGTAATGAAATTCTCTTCTATGGAAGCGTTGATCGTGAAAGTGCTCTCGAGTTTGTGGAAAAATTTAAGAAATTGGAGATGGAGCTTCTCAAGAAGAAGGCGGAGC